GCTCTCACCAAATTGCTTAATGATTTCAATGACTGCATCGAATGCTGTACCTATAGCCTCAATGATTGGGTCCAGGTAGCCTAGCTTCTGCATCAATACCACGACTATGGCCACAATTCCTGCAATGACTGCAGCAATTAAAAACATAGGGTTAGCCATTAAGGTAGTACCTAATGATGTGAACGCTTTGCCTATTGTTCCGATAGTACTTGTTAATCCTTTGAATGCGTTGCTGATGTCAGCAGGCTTAATGTTACCCAATGAAGTTGCAAATATCTTAGCCTTTTCAGATGCACCCTCGAAGTCAAGGCTCATGAGGTCATTCTTAATAGCACCAAAGCTATTCGATACTGCCTCAAATTTTGACCCTGTAGCAAAGATAGCTACCTGCTCATTGGCATCTTTGATTTGGTCCTTTAGTGCTCCTGCTTGCTGAGCCAATTCAGTCATGGTATCAGCATCACCTGCATTAGCTATCTGACCTTGTAAGTCTCTTAGCTCCGCTTTGATGGCAGCAATGCCACCGAGCTTTAATGGTATCTCTACTTCATTCATGTTATGGCTTGTAATATTTTATTTCGATAGTAGTATAATTAAGGTAGCCATCTACATAGCCCACACCTATCTGAGTTGTTGTTATATCTAATCTATTCCCCGATATTATATACTGAGCACTAATCACCCCGTCAGGATTAACATTGTTTATCATAACAGTTAGCTCACTATCCAGGATAGTTCCTATCTCCCAATTTTGTATAACTCCCTGATACTGACCTACGGAAACTCGAGTCCACTCTATATCCCCAAAGCTAGACTCTTTGACATCTGCAGTAGGGTCTGCTGTTCCTGTTTGTAGAAGTATAGCTGTGTACTTGTAGCAAGATGGCTCAATAGGTATCCCGTTCATGCGGCCCCTTACCACTAGGTTGTCAGTAACTATGCCATCATCCTCAACGGAGTATCCCTCAGTGGCTACCATTACTCTGAGCCCCCCAGGTACCACGTTACCCCGGTTCACTACCTCACCAATCACTTGACCACCTGTAAGCACGTTGCTGTTCATGCTCATAGTATTAACTACAGTTCTGTTAGCTACCTGCTGTATTCCTGAGACGTTAGGCAGCCCCACACCTGGTGTTCCAAATGGGTTAATAAACGGCATGAAGTTTATCTCACTATCTATACTGATTAGCTCTACCTGTGTGAGCTGATTAGCATTGGCATTGTAATCAATGACCCTGTTAATATTCCACCATGAGTTATCAATCCTAATCTTATCATTGAGCCTCATAGCTTGGATGTCAGTGTCCTTAAGATTAAACATGGCAGTCAACATCTTACCACTATTAATCTGCCCCATGGTACGCCTCCAATACCTGTTGTATAGGTTGTTATCTGTTAGGCTTGATGGTTGATAATAGTAGAACGCACACACTGAGAAGTTCAAATCCCAGGTAGGGTTCAGTGGGTTATCGAAGTGACCTACATAGGGATAGCTAGTAACACTTTGCATACCTACAGTACCATAGTCATAGACGTGGAATGGGGAGCAGGAAGTTAAACCTACATCTGCGGTGCTATCATACAGGATACGGATGTTAGTCTTAGGTGCCTGCCCTGATAGCATTGGTACAAATGCACCGAATGCACTCTTAATGATTGGAGTAGGTCCAAACAATACAGGCTTAGTAGTTATATCCTTAACATACTCATTGTCAAACACCACCTCTGCCTGCCCGTATATCTGATTGGTAGCTGTAGTGTACGTGGCATTAGGACCATCCGTATCAGGTGTGTAGGTGAGGATTAGTTTCTTACTTGTTAGCTCAGGTAAGAATGACAATGACTGCTCTCTATCCTTGGCTAGCTTGTAGGTCCAATCTACCTCTTGACCTGCATCGTAGTATGCATCTCTATGGATTAGGTTGAGCTGATTAGGTTGGTTCTTATCTACATCTACATACAGGTTGTACATGTTGAATATAGCCTTAACAAAATCATTCTGCTTAATCTTCTGAGGCACATAGTCATTCACATCAATGATACCCGCACTCGCATAAATGTTATTGCTAGGGGTAATGCTAATGTTAATGCTAGTTACTACTACATGCATCCTGATTTGGTTAGCAGCACATAGAGGTCCTGTAGCTGAGCCTGTTCTCCAAGCTGGGTTAAGAGCAGGTTGGTTAGGCAACTGAAAGCTATCCTTAATGACATCAAACTTTAAGAATGCTGTAGCACCCGATGGTACACTCGGAGCAGTCACAGGTATACTAGCCGTAACTGTTTGGCTTAAGATAGTAGTGGTACCCACAGGAATGGAGGTAGGGCTCTGCACTGCATAGGTAATAGCAGTACTTCCATTCAATGGAGCAGGGTTAGTGTATAGATTAACAGCAGCTACTTGAGTAGTGTTTACATTAGCCAATAGCCTAGGTCTGTAGAACACAGGTGAGGCAAAGGTATTAGTACCTGAGTACAATGTACCGGTATGGGAGTTCACTAGCCTTAGCTCATAGGTCATAGTTACACTGTAGTCATACTGCTGCGAGTTGTTTGAGCTGATATTAAATGGTATGGTGTAGTTACCCAAGACAGGGTTAAAGATATTCTGAGGGTCCTCAATCTCCGTCCATGGCATGGTGGTCAAGTTGAATGTAGGGTTAGCTCCTACACTACCTGCAAAGCCTGTAGAGATAAATGTCTTAGGTCCTGCACTTGCCTTGACCGTATAATCATTGTAATCAAAGTTATCTGTATCCCCATTGTATGGAATGACTAGCCTGTCAAACTTATCATCTACTAGGTCAGGCCAACTGTATGTAAATCCTGCATCCTGAAAGATACGATCGAAGTAAGTCTTAGCAAAGATGGCAGGCTTATACTCTTGAGTAACAGTGAACACACTACCACTACCTGGGAGGAAATACTTGAAGCCATTTACTACAGTGTTGGAAAACCTACTCACTACATTGAATGCATCATAGGCGTGGTTGAAGTCACTGAAGTCTATATCAGTTAGCTCCTTGTTATTTATGGCTGTAAAGAAATCTGCTTTGCTTTCTTTAATCAATACCTCATACTCCACGTGCTCCTCATACTGCTCAGTGAGCTGCACCTTTTTAACTGAGGTTAGCTGCATGCTAGCATTCTCCATGACGGGGATGCCATCCTGAATAACTGAGCAGGTAGTTAATGCATTGATGTTAAAGGTACCGGCTACAATGTTAACATCATAGTAGTGGTTAAGTAGGTTATTGTTATTCTTACTGCCTACCAATGTAATGGTCTTAGAGAAGCTACCTTTCCTTTGAGATATATCCCTGATGTCTCCTACCTGAAAACTTAAGGGAAATGAAGTACCCTCCTTAACATCAAGGTAGCCTGTTGCTAGTTGTATCCTAACCATTGACCATGTCGTTATTAGCTAGCTTAATAGTAATGCTTTGCTTGATTAGATTCTTATTCCGTTGCTTGTAGTATTCATAGCTAGAGGTCACTATGTTGCAGCTCACATAGGCTGTGCTTGTAGGTACATCGCAGCTCACATCGTAGTTGCTCACCTTGAAGTATGTATAGGGTGAACTGATTAGCTCAGTGAAATAGGTAGCCATGTCCTGAGTCATCCAATCAGTATTCAGGTCAATGGTTTCCTCCACTGTTACATAGCTGTTAACATAGCCCCTATCTATCAGGTCATAGGTCCACTCAGTGCTAGCTATCTTACCTTTCACATCCATGTTGTACTGCTCCCTAGTTACGTTGCCTTTCTCATAGGCTCGGCCTGTGAATGCAAAGCTACCCCATGAGCCATAGCGGTCAAGGAATATAATGCTGTACTCTTTATCTTGCCATCTCCTATCTATGTTCACTCGGTAGCTCTGTGTTACCTGTAAGCCATTGTGCTGATAGTAGTACTCATACCACTGAGTGGTAGGTTTAATCAATGGCAGTGTACCCGAGACTACAGTCAAGGTGCCTGCGTTGTTAGGACCTACCGCGTTCCCTGTTACGTGGTCTGAGGCAGTCACTGTCTTTCTCAACACATCACCCCCATCATTGGTAAATACTATCCTGTGCGTTCCTACAGGTATATAGCCATACACTGCGTTCATCCATAGGTCCTGAGATAAGGTAGAGTAAAAGTTGGTAGCAGGAATGGAGGTAAGGAACTTGTCAGTGTTACTGCTCAAGTTATAGTTAGCCTGGTTCCATGATGGCCACTCAGTCCAAGGCAGTGCACCATTGAACACATAGTTATTCAGGTCACTAATGATGTTGTATGTCACAGTCTTTCTCCCATCGGCATAGGTAATGTCAACATCCTTGTTAGGGTTAATGATTCCTGACCATAGGAAGTTAATAACAATGAATGTAGGTGTAGCTACGAGTACGGTGTACAGGCCGTCAAGGGTAGGGTTGACTGTACCTATACCTGTTTGAGTCAACACTATCTGATCACCTACCACAAATGTGTTAGCTCCATTGAGCCGTACTCTACCTGAGTATGGTGCAGTAGTGTACTGACTCATAGTAGTGGTGAACGTGGTCGTAGTAAGATATTCCTCCCCTACCTTGACATCATACTTGTAGTGACTGTTAGGCGCAGGATATGAAGTGGTGTTGGTAGGGAATAGGTCAAATGATACCTTGGCCTGTAGCAACTTGGTTAGGTCTATCTCTCCGTAGCCTGTAGAGAAAACAGGGAGCACTCTGTACTCAGCTATCTGATTGGCAGTACCTGACTCGTACACCTCAAAGATATACTTGAAGCCTACAATGTTTTTGTTGGTGCTATCATAGATATACTTGATAGGGTTGTATGCAGGGGTGAGCACTTGAGGTGCTGCCTTTAATGTCATTGCCATACCTATATTATTTTATCCTGGTGTTTTGTTTTTAAAAAGCATAGTAGCTATCATCGGTGTAGTACTCCTGCCGTATGTGAGTGGTCGCGTACCTGATTGCATCCATGGCATCATCGAATAGTTTGACCGGCTCATCTGTTATGAAGTCACCCACCTTTTTCCACTTGTAGTTCTCATACTCTCGCTTGAGTGCTTTATCATCCTGGCATATTACCCCAAAGGTCTTGAGGTTGTCAATGCCTTTCTTAACTACCTTGTTAGCGTTTATCACATCATACCCTGCTATGTTCATCTCCTGTATAATCTCAGGCCTTGAGTAATCTGCAAGGATAGATACAGTCTGCTCTATGCCTAGGCTTGATAGCTTCTCGATGAGCATAGTGGTAGTCAGGTAGCTCTCATAGATTACAGGCTCTACATAGATGTCGTTATCACAGTAGTATACCCTCATGAGTGCAGTGGGGTGATTGTATCCAAAGTCTAACCCATACACGTACTTGACAAACCTAGCAGGCCTATGTGCCACGAATGACCA